TCTCTCCAAAGCTTCGTTGACCATAACGAGAATGGTGGCTGGCAACTTGCCAAGCACCTCAACCAGCTCGTCATTCACCGCGTCACCTGGTGACATATTGTGATCCATGATTACGAACCTTTCTGTTGACCCCTTTTGCGCCGTTGCGCAAGTTGTATGCATCGTTGAATCAAGATACCGAGTCGCTTGCGGTCGTCTGCATCCAATTCGTCGGCCAGGATAACGCCGGTGTGAACCAAGAACCAATGGTGGATATCACGGATATACCTGTCGGGTATGCCGGATTTCTGTATCTCCGAAGCCCACGAACTGATCGACATTGTTTCCGAGACGTTCATGCCGGCAATCATCTGCACTACAAATTCTCCGATGTCTTGGATGATCGCTTGGTCGAGTCCGTAGTCGTAGCCGGGATCAAATTCTTGTTCCCAGGCTTCTAGGTCACGATCCGACATTTCAGGCGGAGATTACCTTCTCCGGCTCCACGTCGAGGGCTACGCAAATCCGAAAGAACGTGTCCAACGATGGGGAAAAGTGGCAGTTTTCGATTCGGTTGACCGTTTTGCGGTCGACCCCGGCCGCATCAGCGACAGCGCTTTGACTGACGCCGAGTGCTTCGCGTTGAGCCTTGAGTCGCTTGGCGACCTGCTTGGCGGTGGTTGACATTGTGTTCATGAGTAACTCGTTTCTAGTAGATGGGTTGGGATGGGCAGTTTGATGACGTGCCCAGGTCAGAACAACTACCCGCCGACAGAAGGGGTGATGGATTGTCGGTGGCGACGCGTGTTCAGCGTCTTTCGGTGTTGGTACCGAAAATCAGTTTTCGTCGGACTCCGACGGCGTGCCGTGCTTCCAGTCGAACGGCGTCGCCATCGACACCTTCGGGAATTCGGCGTCCGTTTTGAGACCCCACTGACGGATGGTCTTCATCTTGCGACCGTCGATGTACGCGTTGAAAGCGTTCATGATGGTGCCGGCTTCGCGGAAGTTTGGCGCCGCTGGGCCCACCGTCGTGCCGGTCTTCAAGAAGAACGAACGCAACGCCAGTCGCGGGTCGCCGGCGTTCAGCTCGACTCCTGCGCACGTTTCGTCGGTGAACTGCTCGATCAGTCGACGACCGCGTTTCTGCGCCGCCAACAAGGAGAAGATGCCCCATGCCGAGTTGACACAACCGATGTGGTACTTGGCTTTGGTGCCGAGGTTCTTCGCCCATTCGACCATGTCTCCGTGCTCGGTGCAGAAAGCCACCAAGTCGTCACCCGTGACCAACTGCATCGAGCCGTGGGTCATTGGGTTGAGTCCGGCATCCAGCGCAATCACCGGACGCACCATGGCGCCGACGAAGGTGGAGTTGGCGAAGCCTGCGATCTTCAGGACATCACCGTTGGAGCGCACGACTCCGCGGTCGATGACCGTGAATACGGATGTGGGCAGACCGGAGATGAGCATCGCATCGAACGGCACACCGGCTTCCACGCAGGCGAGCAGACGGTGTTGACCATCGAGCAGCACGAGGTTGTCTTGGTCGTCGGTGCCGACGCGGATTGAATCACCCGTGTAGGCCCACTGACCACGCTTCATCGCGCTTGCGTACATGATGACACGCTCGCGCTTGACTCGTCGGTTGTTGTTGTTGAGCGTCAGCAGGTCTGCTGCGATGTCCGGCGTGATGACGGTCTTGAGACCATCCAGCTTTGCTTTCGCAATCAGGTGCTTTGTAGCGGTTTGCATCTTGCGTGGCAGCTCTGGTGTCACCGGAGCGCTCTTCGCTTTCTGCGTTGTCGTTGCTCCCACTGAGGGGATCGACACCTTTTTCGGTGTCACTTTGGTTTTCTTTGGCATGGTGTGCCTCCGTGTTAGTGATATGCCGTTATTGGCAGTGCATGAACTATAAGGGGGGTGTGGGGCAGAAAGCAACCTTTATTTCAGAAATTTTTTGAGGTGCTTTTTAGGGCCCCAAACGGGGTTATCCTTGACCCATGGGACATGAACTGGAATACAACCGAGACGGAACCGCTAGGTTTGCCTACAGGGACACCGGTATCGCCCCTTGGCACCGGCTCGGAACCAGCGTTCAGGGCTTGCAGACAGCCGAAAAGATGCTGGAGATCGCCAAAGCAGACTTCGATGTCATACTCACCCGTGTCGCCGCCGTAGATGACGAAGGTAATGTCATCCGCAACATCGATGGTTCACCCGTAATCATCCAGGATTCGAGGGCAACCGTACGCCAGAACCCTGACGGAACATTCGACCCGCTGGCAACTGTTGGTACCAGGTATGAGGTGCGCCAAAACAAGGAAGTATTAGAACGAGCTCTCGCCGTGGTCGGGTCATCCATGGGTGAAGCGGTCATGGACACAGTCGGCGTGTTGCGCAACGGCAAACGATTCTTCGCCACCATCGAACTTGGCGCCCTAGTGATCGACCCCAAAGGAATCGACGACCGCATCGCCCGGTATCTCGTCGTATCCTCGGGTCATGATGGCGTCTGGCCCATCCGATATGCCAATACAGATGTACGCGCCGTATGCCACAACACCGTCGCCCTGGGGATAAAGGAAGCCGAACGAGTATTTACCGCTCGGCACACCCGTAACGTCGATTTCGCCCTCGAAGACGCCCGTGAGGTTCTGCGAATCTCGGTCGAATGGGGCAAGCAGTTCCAGGTTCTTGCCGAAAAGATGCTGTTGGTCAAAATCCCGCTGGGGTCACCCAAGGTAGATCAGGTACTACGCAAGGTCTTCCCCGACGTTTCGACGACGGGTCGTCAGCGCAAGAACAGAGAAGAAACGATCGGGCTCGTGAAAAGCATTTACAACAATGCGAACAACGCCGGCAAGTGCGGATACAACGGCTGGTCGCTTTACAACGCAATCGTCGAATACTTGGATCACTTCCGTGGCACATCGGCCGACGAACGCGCCATCGCCTCAATGGATGAAGCATCCGGCGTCACGCAGAAAAAACTGATAGCCCAAACAGCTGTGCTATCGTAGTTGCATGGCAGACTCGGAATTTGAATCGGACGACGAACTGTTCGACTGGGATGAGGAAGAAGACGAACCTCAGCACCAAATGGCGCCGGAACGTCGCAACAGGGAGCAGCTTTATAAACTAAAGAGGGCGAGACACGAGTTTTTGGTCGCACTCGACAAATATGCCAACGTGGCCGGTGAAGAAGGGCTGAACGAGGTCGTATCGCAGTGCGAGCGCAGGCTGCAGTGGCAGCTGGAATGCGTCACCGATCGGGCAACCATAGACGACATTCTTTTGCGCCGGTACGATATATACGAGCCAGATGCGTGGCTTCGTTTTAGAAACTCATGGTTCGAGAAACGAGTTCGTAACGACATGCACCACATCGGCGTGATGCACTCCGCGATGTTCGCGCGCGCCGTCGCCAAGAAGAGTCTTCCGATCAAGGGCCGAATAATGTTGTACACCCGTGAGCTTTTGTGGTCGCTGATACAACACTTTGACAGAAAGTTGCAATCGCACTGATTTGGCGTTGACTCTTTCGCCCTAAGCGACTACCCTCTTAGAACCAAACAACCGGGGGGTGCCAGTGAGCGAACACAGTGAACGGTTCTACAGCGTCATAAAAAATGCAGCGTGCTCAAATACGCCGAACGAATGGTTCTATCCACTTTCACGAATGCTCGAGGACGACAAAGCACACCTCGCACGCGCCCGTACCATATGCCAGTCATGCAAGATCCAAACAGACTGTTACGCGCACGCCATACGACACGAGGAGTTCGGCTTCTGGGCTGGTTTGTCACCACGACAACGACGAATGATACGAATCAGCGAGCGAATACCCTTCCAATCTCTGACATCACAAGCGGACACGTGGAAAATCAACTGGAATCAATCTTTGAAACGCGCCGGCCGTGGCGCATCAGTAAAGAAACAACGCGGAAATAAATGAGCTCGATAATCGTTCCGCAGCACGTCCAGGAATTCCTGGATCGCCTGGATGGCGTAACGCGGAGCGGCATGGGTTGGGCAGCGAAGTGCCCCTGCAGGAACGACGACAACAACCCTTCACTCACTGTAGGCGTCGGCAAGAACGATCAAGTCCTCATCAAATGCCACAACGGCTCCCCGTGCACCGTCGAACAAATCGTCGGGTACATGAACATGAAGATGGAAGACCTGTACGAAGACAAAGTCGTACCCGTGAGCAAAAAGGACAACAGGGGCGCACGTAAAGTCGAAAAGGTCTACCAGTACACGGACAAAGACTTCCAAACACTGTACGAAAAAATCAGATACAAATACGAAGACGGAAGCAAAGGTTTCTCGCAACGTCGGCCGGACCCGAACCAACCGGGTAAATACATCTACAGCATCATCCCCAAAGAACAGCGCGTTCTGTACAACCTGCCAATCATCCTCAAGGCGATCGAATACGGCGAACCCGTGTGGCTAGTCGAAGGCGAGAAAGACGCCGACACGCTCGAACAACTCAACATCATGGCGACGACAGCAGGCGGAGCCGGAACATGGGAACAGCAGTTCACCGACGTCTTGGCTGACGCGGCTGCTGTAATGATCGTCGCAGACAACGACGAAGCCGGCAAGACTCACGCAGTCAGCGTGCAACGCGTGCTGCAAGCCGCCGGATGCGCAGACGTTCGTGTCTATGTCAGCCCGTACGGAAAAGACGTGACCGATCACGTCAACTCCGGGCACGCGTTGGAAGAACTCATAGAACTCGACTTCACGCCGACAGAAGAACAGATCGCGCACCTCAAGGATGACAGCACCGAAGAGGAAGACATACTCGCCACAATCACCGAAATTTTCGGTCGCAACATCAAACTGGAGCAGAAGATATCGCGAGCCCGTGCGCATCTCGACGGAATCGGCGTCATGGACTTCGGAGATCAGGGACGCCTCGTCGAATGGCAACAGTTCATCGACGAAACGGTTGACGACACGTACGAGTGGGTGATTCCCGGTCTGATCGAAAAGCAGGAGCGTGTAATCGTCGTCGCGGCCGAGGGCGTAGGAAAAACGATGCTCCTGCGCCAGGTGGCGATTCTGTCGTCGGTGGGGCTGCATCCGTTCACGTTCCAGCCGATGAAGCCCATAAGGACCCTGACAATCGACCTGGAAAACCCGGAACGCATCATTCGACGCACGTCGCGTTGGATAATGAAGAAAGCCTTGAGGTTCGCCCGCGATCGCGCGCCGCACGGAACCGAAATCAGGTCGGATTCGCACCTGATGATGAAGCCTTCCGGTTTGGACCTCATGTCCCCGGTTGGACGTGCGCTTTTCGAGCAAACGGTCGACCAGGTGCGCCCGCAGCTGCTGTGCGTGGGTCCTCTGTACAAGTCGTACGCCGATACTGGGACGTTGACGAGTGAAGCTTTAGCCGTCGAGGTCGCCAAGTTCTTCGACTACATACGCGACGTCTATGACTGCGCTCTGTGGATTGAGCATCACGCGCCGCTGGGTCAGTCGCAAACATCACGAGAACTGCGTCCCTTCGGGTCAGCCGTATGGTCGCGTTGGCCGGAGTTCGGGTTGGCGTTGTCCCCAGATCAGTTGGGTGGGTCCGAGTACGTTTATGACGTGCGACATTTCAGGGGTGCACGCGATAGGCGCCCGTGGCCGCTCAAGATGAAGCGTGGCGTACAGTTCCCCTTCGAGACACTAGAATTTATGAAAGAAGATTTCGGGGGCAAGACCCCGGGTGCCGACGAGGATTTCTAAATGTCAGAAGAGACCCCCAAAGAGAAGAAGGGTGGCAAATCGCTTACCCGTGAGTTCCTGGCGGAACGCGACCTGCGCATCTTCAAGCTGCGACAAGCAGGTGTCCCTCATCAAGAGATAGCTCGTCGTTTCAGCATGACGACTGGCGCTGTCGGATCGGCGATTCGTAGGCAGCTCGAGAAACTCAATGGGGAGGCGATGCTCGCGTATCCGGAGGTTTTGCGCATGGAGTTGGAGCGTCTCGATTCGTTACAGCAGAACATTTGGCCACAGACGCAACATCGCAAGCAAACCGCCGACGATGGCTCCGAAATTATGCTCGAACCCGACCTCAAGGCTGTTGACCGCGTTCTGTCGATCATGGACCGCAGGTCGCGGCTGTTGGGCATGGAACGCAACAACGTGTCGATTCAGATGGACGTCACCTCGGGTGGTGAAACAATCAGGTCGACATTGGCTGGCGCACAGCAGGCCGAAGAGCGAGTAAACGCGTTCACGCCTGAGGTGGAAGCCAAAAAGCTGATTCAGCTCATGACGCAGACAGGTGTCCTGTCGCAGGACGTCATATCGTCCCTGACTGGTGTCAAGGCGATTGAGGCTGTTAGCTCTGTGTCGAATCAGCTAGGGGACGATAACCTGGGCTCTCAGCTACCCGTGGACGAAAACGAGGCATCTAATGAGTGACGAATCGGTCGACAACCTGGATGCTGCGATGGACAAAGTCGCGGAAACGCTGAAGCCAACACGCGCCAAACGGATAGGTCCAAAGGTCGAAGACGAAGAGAAGACGCTTGTGCAAGTAATCGTGCGCACGACCGACGACGAACGTGAACGCTGGAAGCGGGCTGCTGCTGCGGCGGGCAAGTCGATGAGCGAATGGATTCGTGAGCTGTGCACCAAAGAGGCGAGTCGAACGCTCGAGTGTCAGCATCCTTCGGGCATGCGTCTCAGTTACCCGTGGAGCGAAACGTGCCTCGTCTGTGGAACCAGGTTGCGTGGTTGATGCCTGAGTCGCCAGAGTTGCGTCGTCAACGACGCCTGAAGGACCAGGTCAAACGCAAGTTCGGGCCTTTGTCGCCGGAGATGAAAGACATCGTCAGGTTCATTCCGAAAGGCGTGTCGCCTGCTCGAATTGCGCTGAACTATGCGAGGATGCTGCGCTTCAGGGGATTCGAACCAAAGGGATTGATGGGCATCAATCCGGTTCTGTTTCCAAACGAATCGGCATGCAGGCGTGCGGTTCTCTTGTTGCGCAACAACGGCATGGTCGCACAATCAGACAACGGCACGTGGTACATCACTACCCGTGGCGAGTTGGCGATTCAGCTGTTACAGATCAGGGAACCGTCGATTGTCGAGCCATCAGGCTACGACGTTTACTAGAACTAGCTGCCGAGCAGCCAGGCAGTCACACGCTTTCTTAGCGTCGGCTTCTTGATGTCATTCGCATAAATGACGACGTTCGTCGAACCTGAAGCGGCAGGCTTCTTGGCAGCGTCGGAGCGCTTTAGCGCTTTCTTGGCTGCAGGCTTCTTGGCTGCGGGCTTCTTGGCCGGGGTTTTCTTGTTCGATGGTTTGCGATTGCTTTGTGCCACTGTGACTCCTGACGTTGTTGCGTCAACAGTAGTCGATGAGGTAGCTACATGGCGGAACATCTACCTTTAGGCACATCGTTTTGCGTACCATTGAGTGATGGTCGATACGCCTTTTCCTTCTGCACTAGACAAACTCGCACTGGCAGTGTCGTCGGCAGTTGAGGTAAAGGAACAAACAGTCAAGGAATATGGAATTGGCGAGGACATCAACATCAACCTGTACACATGGAAGGGCGCGAGACTGGCTGCAATCTGCCAGATGTCGTCGCAACTCATGTGCGAATCGCACGAGAAAAGGTTCGGCCGAGTCGTAGACGCATCGGTCATCATTCGCCAGACGCTCGGTATCGACGCAATCACGATGATCGCAGAGGGCTACCTTAGTATGGATCCAAGAAGCACGGAGAACCTGCCGCTTGCGTCAGCGTTCGTCTCGATGCCAGACGTCGTCAAAGAGTGCATCACCTTCACACATGTATTCGAAGAGAACGTGCTGTTCATGACCAAGCCTTACAGGTACACAGTGCCAAGGTCGGTCATCTGGGAGGACGAGGTATTTACGCCAGGTCAGACAATCATGAGGGGTGGTAACGGCAAGTACCCCCTCATGTTCAGCAAGGTACTAAGAGAGGTCAACTCAGACGAACCACCTGAGGACAACCAGGTGTATCTCGAAACGATTGCGTTCGGCCTAAGACAGTTGGGCTTCGAGATCACATGGCTGTAGGCAACATCACATGGCTGTAGGTAACCCGTAGGCACCTAGCGCGACCTACAGGAAGCTGTCGCCTACGAACGGTCTGAGCGTCACGACGTCGAACGACAGGATCGCACTAGGCGAGATGATGCCTGAGTAGGCGAACGACTTCAGGTCTGATGGGTAGAAACCACTTGGCTCATCCTCTTCGGAGTGTGGGGCAAGCCAACTCTGTTCGAGCAGACCTGCGAGTATCGTGCACACGACAGCAGTGTTCGACTTGTGGATGTCGTACGTCGTCTCCGTGCCACCCGTGGGCGTTGCGACGTCGACGACACCGAGCAACCTGAAACCGTTGCGTATCCGGATGAACCCTGCTGCATACTCGGACTTGTTGGCCAGGTACACGACGCGGTCGACACTGGGGATGATGCCAGCCTGACGAATGAACGGCTCGCAATCAGGGAACGTGGCGTGGTACAAGAAGTCGTGCGTCGCAGTCGGCAACACAGGCGCTTCAGGGAACTCCCCGGTCATACACAACCTCGGCTCACGACTTGGCTCACGATGCGACTACCTCCGAGTCTTTGATGTGCGACTCAGCCACGTGAACACGACAGTGAGATACAGGAACCAACCTGACGTGGTCACGAGAAATGGGGCAGGCGATGCGACGTCGAGCAAGAATAAAGCGATCAACCAAACAGTCATGTAGGCAAATGCTGCGATACGACGACGTTCTCTCATTCGATTCTCAATGTAGGTGTTGTAGCTAGGCATATGTGGTTAGTCTAAGCACCAACGGCATGGGGCGCAATAGCGTTTTGGCCGGGGGTTGCAGCGTCAGCTGTGAGGCAAGCAAAAGCTATGTATGAGGCGAACAAGGGTTCGTCGTCGGGCAGCCAGTATTCTTAAGCCCCGAAAACTTTCCGGCAGGCCCGCAGCAGTGGGTGCAGGCATGTGTCAGTGTTTGGCTGCTGGTTTTCAAATAGATTTATCTGGGGTTGTTTTGTTGTGGCTTGCTGGTTATAGTTGATCGTATGCCAGCTCTGAGTGATGATGTGATTGATGGTGTTCATAGGCGTTTGTGGGCTGAGGCCAGTGAGCGTTTTGGTTCGAGGTTCAAGGTTCCGGATGATGTGATGTGGTCGATTTCTGAGTATGTGAGGGGTTTGTGTGTTTTGCAGACGTTTCGTCGGAATGGTGGGGCTGGGTCTGTTGTTTCGTTTTTGAGGTCGTATGGGATTTCTGATGGGTGTGTTGAGGGTTTGGTTCGGGATGGTTATGTGAAGGGTGAGGCGAAGCAGGATGGGCCGGTTGGTTCTCGGAAGGCGCGTTTGCGTGCGTTTGAGGATTGGGCTGTGAAGCATCGTGGTGAGCAGTTTTCGACGGATCAGTTGATTGAGGTTTCGGGTTTTTCGCGTGTGTCGTTGTTGGATTATTTGCGGATTTCGCGTTTGTTTGTGAAGGTGAAGCGGGGTGTGTTTGAGGTTGCGAATAGGTAGGGTGTGGCGTCATGAGACCTAGATGGCGAAAAGCTGCTCCTGTTGAGTTAGATTTATCTGACGATTCTGTTTTTGAGAAGTTCGTCGCTGAGGCGACTGAGCACACGGAGAAGTTTCGTGTGAATCATGTTCGTGACGGTTTGGATGCCGGGTTCAATTTGGTTGAGGGAAATGAGGCTCTGGATGTTTATATGCGTCAGGAGGGGAATTTCCTGCTTTTGCAGGGTGAGTGCAATAATTATTGTCCGCATGTTGACACGATCCCGTTTTCTCGGCCGCATTTATTGATTCCGGCGGTGAATGTTACGACTTGTTTGGTTTGTGCCGACGATTTTTTGGGCTTACTTGAGTCCAATGATCATTGTTGTGATTTGTGCGGTAAGGAGTCGGTTGGGGAGCTTACCCAGGTGAGGTTTCAGGCTGGTCCAGGTTTGATGATTGTCTGGCTTGGGCCGTGTTGTGTGCGGGATTTCATCCCGAGAATTGCGTCGTGATGATGTTGCCGTCTAGGTGGCTTTGGGGTGGTAGTGGTTTGATGCTGAGGACTCTTTGGAGCCATCTGTCTGTTCCGTCGTAGCGGGCTTGAAATGGTTTGCGACCGTGGACTGTTGTTTTGTTGTCGATGGTGAGTAGTTGACCTGTTTTGAGGGTTATTTCTTTTTTGACGTCGTGGATGGCGCGTTGCAGGGCTTTTAGGGATTCTTGGGCCGGCGGGTTTGTTCCGGTTGTGAGTTCTTCGTCGTAGCAGAGTTCCCATCCGTAGTGTGTTCGGCGTAGCGGGGTGATGATCATTTTGTTGTCGGCCGCTCCGCCGATCCGGAAGCTTTTGTCGATACCAGTTTGATACCAGGGTTTTTGGAGGGTTTCGATGGCGAGCGGGCTCAAGTCGTCGAGGATGTTCTCGAGTTCGGCGTAGGTTGTTGCGGCTTGTTCGTCGCCCCTGAGGCAGAGCAGGTGGACGTGGGAGGGCTTGTAGGGGTGGAAGGCTGATTCGGTGTGGAATTGGAGTTGGGTTCTGGATGATCCGGAGATTTGTTGGTCTTCTTGTTGTTTGTTGGGGATGAGGTTGTGGACCAGGCGGCCGTTTTGTTCCTGTTTGTAGGCGACCGGGAACCCGTATTTTTTGGCGTGGTCGATTAGGGCGTCTGATGCGCGTTTGACCTGGGGGTCGTTTATGCTGCCGCTTGTTGGGGTTTGCGGAATTTCCCCGATCTCAATTTCGTGAATTTCAATGCCCATATTTTGATCTTAGTTTCTTTGATGTTTGCGATGTCGCATGGCGGATGGACGAGTTCACCTGTTTTGAAGCGCAGTTTGCTACGGTCAAATTCCATACTTATTTCCCCTTCGCGGGCGTCGACAACGCTAAACGGGTTTGAGGCCGGTTTCTGATGATATCAGGTCCAGCAGTATCCCTCGTCACATTTGCCCTGGTTGAAGGCGTCCGGGCCGAATAGTTCGTCTTGTTCGGCTGTTATGACGTCCCTGAGTGGGGCTCCTTTGCCTGTGAGATACACCTCGCCTTTGTCGCGGTTGCGTCGTCGCTCGAGAAGTTTGTCTTCGAGTTGGGCCGCTTTTTCGAAAAGCTCCGGTTCGTCGCGGCGAAGTTTTCGCCAGGTGGGTATCGAGTGGAATGGGCAGAAGAAACACGATGATTTTGGTGGCACGGGCAGACCGACCCGGTCGAAAACGCTGACGCAGTGGCTTCGGTGGAAGCCGATGTCGAGTAGCGGGTAGATGCGTTTTTCCCACCGCTCGTCTCTGCCGCGGCCGGCGCGCTCTATTTCGTCGACCGAAATGCCTACGCAGACCTCGATCGGTAGTACGGATTTGTCGTAGTTTTTTTCAATCCATTTTCCGACGACTTTGATTTTGTGGTCTGCGGTGCAGGAACGGCGCATCGGTTTCCCGGTGTAGCCGTAAATGGGGATTGGTTCGCGGAGCGTGTCTCCCTTGTGGTCCATCATGCGCCCCCAAAGGGTTTGCTCTGTGCCATCTCTGAGGTATCGGCGAAGTTCTTTTACTTCGATGCCATGCTTGGCGGCCCACGGAATCATTATTTCGCGGACATACGTCAATGTTCCCGGATGTTCGCTGTCGTCTCCGGTGTTTGCGAATAGTGCGTAGTCGATCGGTGGGACTTCACCAAGTGCCGCAAGGATGATTAGTGCCGAGCTTTGAACCCCGCCCCCGTAGGAAAGAATCCTGTTGTGTCTCTCTGTCACCTGTTGTCTCCCGATCCCCCCAGGACGCCCCTTGTTTGGCGCGATTGGAGTTTTTCAACATTATCACGCGCGATTGACGACAGCGTTGTGTCCAATTCGACGGCCAGCATGGCGGCATACCACAATACATCACCTATTTCTTCGGCAATCATTTGTTTTTCGTAAACCCCGATGACGCCTTCCCTGTCACGGAGCACTTTCTTCAGTTTGCCAGCGATTTCTCCCGCCTCTGAAACTAGGCCGAGCACCAAATAATTGATTGCATCCTTTTCGGGGTATACGGCGGTTTTACATGCACGCAGCTGGTATTCGTCAAACGTCATTTCCACATACCCTCCGGAATATGTAGAAATCGTTTGGAGACTATTTTTTTCTGTACTTGCGAAAAAACTATTCCAAGGGTGACGATGAATGTAAATACGGTAATCGATATTCGCATAAATTTAGCCATGTCGTAAGCATATTGCTGTAGCTGGCAAATGTCAAATGACAGCCGATCGCCGTGTTATTCCTTTGGTTTCGGTGGTTTCGGCCCGTTGCACGCCTCATAGGCCATCGCCAGTACATAAATCTTGGTCAATCCAAACTTTCATCCCAATACCACTTATTTGTTATCTCTGGGTCGTAAATATGTTCCTGCGGATTTTCGGGGTCGTACAAATTAGGGTCGGTCATTATTTGGTTTTCCGTGTTTTATTGACCAATTCCGACGGAATGGCAGCCAGCCTGCAATAGCCGCCCGGCTCAATTTTGGCTTTTACAATTTTGCAGACGTTTTCCGATTGATAGTGAGCGCAGTTGGCGCAACGGACGCCGATGCTGTAATTGTCGTTATTGGCTTTCGGTACATAGCCGACCCAAATACCGTTTTTATCATTATCGGCAAGTTTTCCGAATTTGGCGGCGATCGACTGCATTGCAGAAATAAATTCTTTTTCTGCCGGTGGGTGGTACGGTGTTTTTGTCGAAGTTGGGTCGGCCGCTTTCTTTTCGACTCTTACGCCCCTGATTTCTCCGCCGTAGTCTTTCCAGGTATCGGTCATATCACGGAGTCTCTATGTTTTGGGGATCGAGATTTACTTCGATGTGGGAAATGACAAGTTCTGACTTCTTCTTGGTGTTGATCCAATCGACGAGTTCATCACGCAACTTGTTTACGGCCACCTGAGCTTCCTCGTTGCTTTCAGCAAACCATCCTTCAATGACGAACGAAGCGTTTCCGGAGTACCAGTCCCCCATCTTTACTCACTGACGCCTTCGTTTTGTTCCGTCTTGTTTGCATCTTCTTTCTTCGTCGAACTGCGGCCGGTCGAGATCATCAAACCGGCAAGGGTTCCGGTAATGAACGTGGCGACGCTCGATAGGACACCGAAGAACATTTTGTCGTTTTCCGCTTGAGCACCGATCGGTTGAGTGACGAATACAAGTGCGTAAAGAATGAATACCGTCGTAACCATTAGGACGCTTGCGAGCACGCACCCGACCACGAACTTCAGTCGCGCGTCGAGTTCATCGGGGGAAAGTCTTGGACGGTCGCTGGGTTTGTTCATCATGGCGTTGTCGTCTCCGTCGGGTCAAAGCCCAATAATGTTTCCGTACAGTTTCCGTCAACCAGGCACACCGGCGGGTGACAATCCTCATTATCCCAGTTATTTGGGTCCTGGCACGAATAGCGGTAACTTCCATCGAATCCACATGCGGCCATGGCAAACGCCAAAATCGCAACAAGAATTAGTCTTTTCATCAAATACCGCACTTCTCGCGGGCGTCCGGTTACGGAGTTACCCCAACAAGTTTAGCACTCGCCGAATAGGTCAGAGGTCTTTGACTGGAACCTCAACACCATAGATTTTCTTGATATCGGCCACGATTGGCTTGACTGATTTGGGTGTTCCATGGGTGAAATAAATCGGGCCGGGGATGTGTCGTGGCGGGTGAATTTGGAACTTGTTGTTTTTTTGAACCACAACAAACCCCATCCTTGCCAACTCTTTGAACAACCGTTTGATCACTTTACTTCCGTGTTGCCTTGCCATATTCGACTCCTCCTTGTTGGAGCGGTTAGGTTATGTCAGCTGCAAGCTACACCCTACAGTGGCAAATAGCAACCCATAGCTAGGCTAATAAAGCAGGGGGAGTTTGGGGTTGCGTATTTGCAATTGATGCTATACCATGCTGTTCGTCGATTAGTTACCTAACAGGGAGTAAACATGCCAAAAACACCAACCAAACAATCCAGCGAATATGCAAAATTGATTTCAACAGGGATCGGCCGAGGTCGCAAAAAGAAAATGACCGCCGCCGAGGCTGCCAAGAAGACCGAAGAACAGCAGCGCAAGAATCGCTTGCGTCAGGAAGCCCGCCGTCGCGCGTTGATGGTGCTGCAACATCGGTATGCAGAAGAATATGCCGCCCTGTATGCTGCTGAGCAAACGTTTCTCAACGAAGAATCAACGAAATAAGGAGAAGAACATGGCAACAAATAAGAAAAAACCAACAACAAAAAAGCCGGTAGCAAACAAAAAGCCGGCGACCAAGAAGAAGCCGGCAAAGAAAAAGAAGCCGGCCAAGAAACAGGCGACGAAAAAAAACTCGTCCCTAAAAAAAATAGCCAAGAGCAAAACCAATAGAACAAAGCGCACCCAATCAAAACAATCTGTTCGCGCAGGCACACGCGACCCTGACTGGGCGTATCTGGATGATCTCGTCAGCAGGGGAACCAGGCCGCATATTAAGGCTGTCCATACGACGATAAAGCAAGGCGAAATTCATCACGAAACCAACCAAATACCTCGTCGCACCAGTAGGACAGGAAAATGAAAGAACCAGTAGGGCAATACTACGACCCGACGGGAGAGATCCCGTTCCCTCGCCTGATGAAGGGGAATCCGGATTCGGTTGCCGAAATGCCAGATGAAGAATTCGAAAAATGGGCTGAGTCGCTTCCGGACGTAAACGATATGTCTTCCGAGGAATATCATCGTTGGGTTTCAACGATCCGCTCGCGGCCCGACCGAAACGGAGATACCGCATGACCGAAAACGAATCAGGCACCAAATCCACAATCGTTTTGGTCGGCGTAACTTTTGTCGTTGTGCTTTGGATTTTTTCTATGTTCGTAAGTCGCGGTTCGTTGTGACGAGCAGGGACACCCACGACATAGAGGAGTATGAGAGGGAGAAGAAGACCGGCACGAACATACAGCCGGGCATGCTTATCAAGCTGATGGCCGAGTCGGAGCCCTGTCTGTTCGCGAACAAATCCCCTCTCGCGGTGATCCCCTATGAGCCGTCGCCGCTTATGCTGAAGGTCAGAGATCAGATGATGGACATTGCGCGCTGGCACGCTCAGCTGCAGGTCTCTTTTGAACGAACACTTGCGCGCGAAGCGCTTTCAGAAGTAATGTCGGTCGCATGACAAAAATAGTTACTGACTCCGTAGTTGACCAAGGCAATTTCAAGTACGCGGTAGCCGTCGTCTTGGAGCCGCACGAATACCAGACGGCCGCAAGCGTCGGTGCACGGCGCGTCACCACATCGATTTTTCGAGGTAACAAAAACAAGCATGGATTTTCCAATGGCCATGGATGGGAAATTCACATTGAGGGCGCATGTGCGGAAATGGCTGTCGCAAAACACTTCGACATTTATTGGGATGGCTCAAACGGCACGTACAAATTGCCAGATCTTTCTGGGTTGATGCAAATCAGATGGACCGCCTACAAGAACGGAAAACTCATCGTGAGGCCGGAAGACGATGATTATCACCGGTTTGTTCTGGTCACCGGCAGGTGTCCGAACTACGTTATCCATGGGTACGTGCAGGGTGTTCAGGCCAAAGACCCCAAGTATCTCGACAACATGGGAAATTCTGATCGGCCGGCTGCGTACGCGGTCCCACAGTCAGACTTGCTCGATATTAGGGAAATTTGCTGAGTATGGCCGTTGGGTGGAACGAAATAATCTCCGGCATCATGCTGGCCCTTTTTGAGGTTGTTGCGCTGTACGGCTACCGACACACCAACCGCCAAATGTGGGCAGGATGGATTCTCATTTTCATAAAATACCCGGTCGTGTTTTACACAATAATAGTTTTGGGTTATTGGGGTTTCATAATTCCGTATTTGACTCTTCTGTTTTATGATGTAAAACGATGCCGCAATTGGTGCAGTATTTGGCTGAATCCTGAGCCATTCTGATGTTCAAGACTTTTTATGAGGACGGCTCGGTCGTTCTTGTAAAGGGAAGTGCGTTTGAGTTCTTGCCTTCGCTCTCGGCCGGTTTTGCGGCCGCCGTCATAACGGACCCGCCATATGACCTGGACGGTGAAAAGATTGAGTCCTTGGACCAGCAATTTACACGAATAGCCAAAGGAAAAATTGTGTTCATGCCTCCGGAAAATCAGTGGGTAAATTCAAATCAATTCGGCTTTTGGGTGAAACCGATCAGCACGAAAAATACTTCGCGAAGGTATTCGCGGTTCGTGGAAATGATTTTCTTCGGTGGCAATCTTGCGTGGAACACGGATCGGCACTGGAGTCAGTACACAAATGTATTTACCGACCTGGTTGAGGGTGAGACTGTACATCCATATGAAAAACCCTTTTCTCTAATGAAACGTTTGATTCTTAATCACACCACTCCAAACCAGGTAATCATTGACCCGTTTTGTGGCAGTGGAACAACGTTGCTGGCCGCAAAACAGACCGGTCGAAGGGCAATAGGCGTGGAGATCGACAAGACATATTGCGAAATCGCCGCCGAACGGCTCAAATCCCTGAGGTAGTCATCCGCCAGAAACGCTCTTGCGCAACTATTCTTTGCCCATGGCAAAAGGCAAGAAATCAACCGCAAAAGGCGCTCAGCAACGAAGGCGAATCCATCCGATTACGAAGGTTGTTGAGATGATTCCGGGAACCAAGGCTGGAAGAAAACGTCAGCGTTTACCGATCGGCCACGAGCTGAGGACACACGACCTTCACGGTCCTGTGGGCAAGACAAAACGACGCAACGTAACCAAAAACATTTCAGATGAAGATTAATCCATCGCTCAAATCACTCCTTCTTCCAATAGAAAAACTCGTTCCGTTGGAATCGAATCCGCGTCGCGGCAATGTTGACGCAATCACCGCGTCTTATGCGGAGTTTGGGCAAGTAAAGCCCATCGTCGTAAGGCCAAATGATGACGGTACATTTACTGTGATTGCCGGCAATCACCAGCTTCAGGCTGCAAAGTCTTTGGGTTGGGATTCAATTGCGGCCGTACAAATGGATGAAGATAATGACACGGCTATCGCCTTCGCCCTTGCCGACAACAGGACGAGCGAACTCGGGTCGGTTGATGCGGCGTCGTTAATTCAGATGATTCAGGATGTGTCAATAAATTTCCAGGACCTTATTAGCGATCTTGGGTGGGATGAATTTGAGATGGCGGCGATGGAAGAAGTCGCCTACATCAACGCGGACGACGAAAGGGGATATGTCGCTCCCACGATCGTTGATCCGTTGCCAATATCTGTTTCCTCGGCGCAAACCACGGAAACCGAGGCGCGAAATCCAGTAGAGCTCGACCAAAATAAAGCTGCCGTGATGGGTGCGGCCACGGCAAGCCTGGGTCAAAAAGCCGTGGTTCAGTACACCCTGGTGTTTGATAATGCAGAGCAACAGCGTCGGTGGTATGAGTTTGTCAGGTTCTTGCGCGCATCCCCGGTTTACGAAGGGGATACCACGGCGTCAAAACTTATTGAATTTATTGAGGCACACGCAGAGTTTTGATTCCGATTTATTGTCAATAGAATTATTGACATGCAAACATTTTTACCCTATGACAGTTTTATAAGATCGGCCACCTGCCTCGATGTCAAGCGACTCGGTAAGCAGCGAGTTGAAACCCTGCAAATCTTGAACGCCCTGACGGGGAAATCAAAAGGTTGGGTCTCGCACCCAGCCACCAAAATGTGGCGTGGCCACGAAGCCGGCCTGAGCTCGTACGGCATTGTTATGTGTCAAGTCTGGCAAATGCACGGTTTCCACGACACCTGTATGCACAAAATCCAGGCACTCGTGTCGCCTGACTCGAAAGACCTACCCGAGTGGTTCGGGGACGAGACCTTCCACAACAGCCACAAGTCCAACCTGTTGCGAAAAGACCCGATCCACTATTCGCAATTCAACTGGGAGGTGGCGGACGATCTCGGCTATTATTGGCCAGCATGATTGATAAGACTCATCAGTTGGTAGCAGTAAAGTCAAGATTCGCCGCCGGTTATCCAGTTGAAATACGCTGTGACCGTGGTTGGTATCAGTTGATAATCGACTGCGACCTCGAGCTTGCCGCAATCGACCCAGATTACGAAGTTTTTCAGATAAAGGAAAAGTTCGGAACCCTGCGATTTTACTTTTCCCCATCAAAAGGCATGGAGCACTTCCGCAGAAAAATGAATGAAATCGTGGGGGTGTACGAGTCCGTTTCTTCCTACAAGTGTGAGCTCTGCGGACAAATGGGTGCAACACTCAAGAGAAACTCAGGTAGGTTCAAGACCACGTGCAAGCTGTGCACTGGTGACTAGACAGAGGCTATTTCTCGACGTTTCCTGTGTTGAAGCTGCTCGCGCACGAATGCGACACGTATACGACACATTCGACACGGTCTGTGTTCAATTTTCCGGTGGTAAAGATTCGACGGCAGTCCTTTATCTGGCCAAAGAGATTCACGAGGAGCGCAAACTCGGCCCGGTGAAGGTAATTTTCCGAGACGAAGAAATGGTGAGTCCGGCAGTTGTGCGCTTTATGGAAGAAGTGCGTGACTATGACTGGGTTGACATGGAGTGGTATTGCCTTCCTCAGGGGCAGGAGATATGGGTTTTGGGTCGCCGTGAGTATTGCCTTCTTTGGTCGGAGCAACGGCGCAAAGACGGCCGGTTGGTTAGAGATATGCCTTCCCACGCAATCACGGCTAAACATTTCGGGCTAGATCCGTCCAAGGCCGTGCCTGACTCGATCGACTACTACACGCTGCAAGGCAAAAAGGGTCGTACGGCTTTCGTTATGGGGGTACGGGCAAATGAGTCAATGATGCGATACCGATCTTGCGTTCAAAAACTTCACGAAAACTACATCGTCGCCCCATACAAAATGAAACGCTCAATCCCGCTCAGGTTTGCCAAGGTCATCTACGACTGGACAACCGACGACGTACTCAAGTTCATAATCGACGAACATAAAGCAACATACTGCGAGTATTACGACTATGCGGCTATCACGGGAAGCAATTCCCGTGTCGGAATACCCTTACACGCGGTTGCAATACGCCGGATCGGGGATGTTATTGCGACAGAGCCCGAGTTCTATGACCGTCTTGTCGAGTGCTTTCCGCACATCGACGCCCAACGGTTGTGGTGGAAAGATTTTGATATTGAGGCTTGCATCCGAAGGTACTCAACCTACGGTTGGGATGGGGTGAAGATGTGCATTGACGACAACGTAGTCACCCCAGGTCTTCATAGACGGGCGATGGCTTTTGCGGCCGAGTTTCGTAAAAAGCACGCCAGAGATCCGCGTTCTTACCCGGTTCATTGGCTGATTCGGAACATCCTGATGCACGAATTCCATATAACGGCAGTCAACCCGATCGGTCCGGGAACAAAGGCGTATTCGATTCAGCAAGCAGTTGAGCAAACTGACGCCAATATGTTGGACGCCAAGGACGACCTTACTTAGTTTTGGTCGTCAAGGAACCTATGTTCGGGATGTTTGCTATTGCGCTCGACTTTGAACCGGACACGGCCTGGAGCCGTTCGCTGACCGTGGGCAAGGATTTCTGCATCATTGCCTCAACCCTGTTCAATTGTTCACCGAGCGCTTTTACCAATACGGCAAGAGAGTCGAGAGTCGTTTTGATTTCGCGGAGTTCATCCTCGTTGGTGTAACTGTTCATGTTCATGGTCCCAGCCTATCGTTATTTCGTCCTGAATTCCGTCCACGTTTTATCGCCGACCCCAAAATAGGCCCTGGCATAGCCGGCACCAATGATGTCATCGTTCAGGCATGCCGTTGTCTTTTCTCCTATTTGCGGGGATGAATAGACGTTGGCGAGCACCCGGCCGTACTTCTCGTTTTTATTGAGGACGGTCTTGATGTAGACGATCTTGTGGCGGTCAAGCCAATCCGCAGTAAACGCCTTTGCCTTCAGACCCATTTCCTTTTCTGCGGCGTCCTTCGTTCTTGACTCGGGCGTGTTTATACCGTAAAGACGAACTCGCGCCTTAATCAGCACGTCAAAGCCAAGGTCGATAACACAATCAAAGGTGTCGCCATCAACAACCCTTTTGACCTCGGCCGAATAAAAGAATCTGTTATCCATAAAAACTCCTAACTTTGTTTACATGGGTGGTCTTTTGCCCAGAACCCTTCGTCCTGGCCTTTGTACCAACCAAACGATGAAAGATTGTCGTACATTCGCTGAAGCGACCTGAAGTGCGAGCATCTTCCGAACACCATGGCGGATCTTGCCATTTTGTATAAACGAATTTGGGAAAGTGTTTGTGGGACCTGATCTTGGTCTCGCACGTCGTCGGGTACCCAACGCCCCTGTTTGATGTCCCACCCATAGGCGGAAGCGGCATTTTGTAGATTTTCGTCAAGGCGCTTCAAGAATTCCTGGTCTGATCTGAGTTTTTTGATTTCGTCTTCGGGGACACGGAATCTTTCACCGTAAGTGTTGGAAACCTCGTCAATCGGAAATGCCCACCAGTCGAAATGCTCATGGTGGAATTTTTTCCAATCCCTTGCTGTCGCCCAGGAGCTGAATTTTTGGTGTTGCTCTGTATTGCGCACCATCAAATCATCTGTTCCGCCATAGGTGGTGTATTCATCGCTTTGCGTGTAATTCGACCATTGGTTCGGGTCAAATAATGAACCCTGGTTGTTTCCGCCGTCGCGACTTGTCCTTGAAACCGTGTCCGCCATGGGGCCGTCAAACCAACCATCCCAATCATCCTCTGAAAGGAACCCCTGCTCAGCCCATTCCGTTATCGAGACGTTTCCCTCTTCATCGTACTCAAGACCCCATGAGCTGATTTCTTTTTCTGTCTCGAAACGTTGACGAAGTTCGTCTTCGTCGATTGTGTTCATGAATTCGAACAGATCATCATCTGTTGGGGTAACCCCCTGCTGCTCCCAAAAGTCGTATTGGAAAGGCTCGATATAAGCCTCGTAAATAAAGTCGGCGAATGCTTGTTCGCGGTTTTCTCTTTCTTGCGGGGTTTCGAAAACCGGGTGGTCATCTGGAACGTCGCCGGTCATTCTTCCTATCAGGCCAGTGGGACTATTTCCCGTATCCAGAAAAACCGCGTCGGCGATCCTGAGTCCTGTTTCTGTCCGAGTTTGTTTTTCAAGCTCTTCGTCCTCGAGTAGCGATTCTTGATCCCGTTTCTTCAAGGAGTTGATTTTTATCTGCCTGACTCTCTCTCTTGAAACGCCGAATTTTCTCGCTATTTCTGAATCATTTTTTCCCTGCGCCCGCAGCTCAAGATATCTGTTTTCCAAGTCAGTCAATCGTCGCGGCGGGATCTGGCTTTTCTTGGGAAACAAAATTTCCTCGTCCAGGTATGCATCACCCCAAATCTCCATCGGGTGATAACCAAAAGCGTTGATTGCTATGTTGTCCGCGGCAAAAGAATTGATCGAAGCATTCTGTTTTTTCATTTTCTTCAGCGTTCCGTCATCTATACCGAGGAACGACTTCTTTTCGTCATCTGTCAACCCTTTGAGCAGGTCCTGCTTGAGAATTTCCGCGGTTTTGAGCGGTCCGCCGGTGGAGATATCTCTTTCCGAAACGCTGGTCGGCCGTATCGGACTTGTTCTTTTATATCTACCCACCACCGACAAATTTCGCTTCGGTCTTGTAATCGAAACATCAGGTGTTGGAATTTTGGGTTTGTCGGGTCGCTCAAAAATCGTGCCGTCCTGCACAGTCAAATCCCCATCCGCATCCCTCGCATCTGGATCAAAAACAACTCTTTTCGGCATATGTATAGATTACATCAGTGCCGAACGTCAATAATCAGATGAATACGACGAGAATGACCCTTATTTGCGACACTATGTTCCATGCCCGTGTTGTTTATCTCCCACACTTCACCAAACGGTATGTGCCGTATTTCGTTTCCGACGGTAAATAAACATCCCTCATTTGTTTCTACCGGAACGTGAATGCGCCTAGTTGACTCCAGAAAGTCCCCTTTGTCGTAGTGTGGTGCTATCTCGGACTTCGCCAATAGAGCGACAAGGTTTGCCCTCTTGGCGGAACCGCCGACAATGGAAGCAATAGCAGAGATGTGATGACTAAACATGTTGTAAAGCGGGTGCTCAATGTGTCGGCTCAGTCGAACGGGATCAAACAACAACGGTATTGTTCTGGTATCCCTGTGCCCAATTATGTTCTTTTGTCGGTGAGTGAACCGTTCCCACTCCTCATCTGACAGTGAGGCAACGTCGGAGACAAGTTCGCCTATGTGGTCATAGGTGTCATACCGAGTGAACGGTTGTGTCTTGGTAATCTTTGCCATAAATGACGAAACCCCCGCC